CGACGCATTGATCTTTGTCCGAACTTCGGCATTTATTTCCATGCAATCTTTAATAGAGCAGCGAACACATCGAGGATTTCTTTCATGATCTTCTTCTGCTCGTCTTTATCCAATTTTCCATCTTCATACGCTTCTTGAAGTACCTTGAAAACCTCTTTCATTTCATTGACTAATTTCTTGTATTTCATACCCACAAACGTCGCACCCCCGGCCAAGATTAATCCCGCCAGGTAAAAGAAATTTGTCCAGTTAAACCAATCGTTCATGTCAACCTCTCAACTTAAATAGCCATCCAATAAATCCAGAGAACACAATGGCAATCATTCCACCCACTCCCTGTATCCTTGCAATAGCTGATTCATTTACTCTAACTCGCCCATTTTGTTCTTTCACTAAATTCTTTATCTCATCAACTGAGTCTTTGATATAGTGAATATCTGAATTTTGTTTAGCATTCATAACCGTCAGTTCTTCCAATCGTGATTCCACGCCATTTCTCCAATCGTCTACTTGCGCTCTGTTCATGTCTTCCATTTCGAGTCTATTGTGCTTTTTAATTCATTCACCTTGTCTATCAATTTGACAATAATGTCATACTGAGTCTTCAGTTCTCCACTTAAATCTTTCGTGAGATATTTGAACAACATATAGAGCAGTACAAAGACTAATGCCGTTGCACTCAGTTCAGTTAGCATTTCATAATTCATTTAGTTCTCATTTGCGTAGTATGTTATTCTCCCAAGCTGACTTTTAAAGCATCAACGAATGCGCTTTTGCCAAAGTTCAACTGCTGAAGATTGAACGTACTTGTTTCAATTTTCCGGGTCAAATCACCGATATGGTTTACCATAGCAATTTGTTCTTCTGTTAAGTCTGCCACTTTATATTCTTTTTCATCAACTGTGATGACTTGTTCTTTTTCTTTTTTAGCCATTTTAACTCCTGTTGTTTACGGTTTCTTTAAGCCCATTCTTTGTAACAGGCTTTTGTTTTCTTCTTCTAAGTTTTCTACCTTTTCCGTTTCCATCTTCGCCATCTTGGAATTTAAAATTATTATCTCTGAGTGCATTTCTGCAATCGTGCGTTCCATGTCAGACATCTTGGAAGTTGTTTGGTAATAACTACCAACTACAATAGCCGTAACTGCCAAGATTTTAACAAGGAATGATATTGAAATTGTGAGATTGAGTGAGTCACTTATTGCCTTTGGCATCTCTTCTTCTTTCAATTTCTTTTTCCATAACTCTTAATTTTTCATCCTGCCTTACATCACTTGGGATAGGTGCATCTTGTAATGATTTGATTTCTTTAATAGCTTTATTGTTCATCTCAGTCTTGTTCTCAACAAATTGTAGCCGAGCATTTAGCTGACCATACCCATAAACCATAGCCCCAATAAAGCCGATTGCCTGAATTAACATTGGCAATGAAATGTTTAAAGAACTACTATCTGATATTGGTTTAAACATTGCGTAGTATTGTACTCATTGTGATGCCACATCTAATTCAATTATTCTTTGGCAAACATGAGCATTACGACAATGATTTATTTTCATATCGTAAGCTGTTAATAGATTTGACATAACCTTGTATAAATACTTTATCATGCGAGTAGTCTTTTCCTCTGTGTAGTATTGTAGGATTGTAGGTTATTCATTATGCGTTTTCTAATGCTTCCACTTTAGCGGAAAGTTCTTGGATTGCGTTATGCAGAATACCGATGTAGGTCATCGTATCAATACCAGTCGGTTCGCCATCATCGTTAATAGAAACAACTTCAGGTAGATGTTCAGCCGTCAGTTCAGCATCGGCAACTAATCCTAATCGTTTCTTCTGCCACTTGTCTTCAGGTCGCATCTCTACACGCTTGGCTTCACACCAATCATCAATCCAAGTTTTCAAATCACCATCAGGCATATTGTATAACGCCTTTTGTCTGTGGGAATTATCTTCAGGAAAAAGCTCGTCCCAGACTGAATACTGTCTTTCATAAACCGCATCTTTTGATTCAATCGCTTCAGATACCAACTGTTCTTCAGTTTCTTCTTCCTGTGCTTCTGTTTTCACATCACCAATTTCGACATCTTCAGGTAAATCATCATCTTCAGACCATAAGACTTCTTCAACAGCTTCCTGAACCACTACTGTTTCATATACAGCATCTTGAGCTTCAACCGCTTCTTCAATCAATACATCTTCGCCAAATTCTTCCAATACAGCTTCTTTGATTTCATCTGCGGAAACGAATGGTTTGCGATTCCACTTTTGAGCAGGACAGGCTAATACCTTGTCAAGATAACCAGAGGCATCTTCAATGTTTTCTTTATAGACGGCAAGTGAGTGAGTATCGTATCCGTCTGCAATCATATTACCACCACCTGAATTAACATCAAGGAGTTGACCGGGTGCCAATGTACCAATTCCGACATTGCCTCCATTAAGATATGAAGAACCATTTGTCCTTATTAGTGCTTTGATTGCATCAGCTTGATAAAAACCTGCGTAACACTCACCTGTGCTATTCTCGTACATTTGGAATAACTTGTTTGTGCTATCTGCTGCCTCAAATAAGATTCCATTGTTTACATCATTGTTTGTATCTGATTTGACAGATAGAACGCTTGCTGGTGAGGTATCTCCAATTCCGACATTGCCTGCTGTACTAATAAACATCGATGAAACAAGTGACGACGCACCATTTGTCCTAACGACTAAGCCATGCGAAACATCTAAGTAAGAGTTTGCACTATCGTTGATGAGATTAAAGTAACGACCACCACTTGCCGCCCCTACTTTAAGAGTACCAACGACATCCAAAGGTACTGAAGGACTCGCAGTACCAATCCCGACTCGATTATTTGAAGCATCTATTGAAAGTGTGTTTGAATCAAAATTAAGAGCATCTACTGCTGCATTTAATGTAACATCTACTGTTTGAGTAGATAAATCTATAGTGCCACTATTAAAATCTATATTTCCACCGACTGTTAATGCTCCAGTTGATACAGTGCCTGTAGTTGTAATTGTACTTGCACCGTTATTAATTGTCCCGAATCCTGAAGTGATTGAGCCACCTGCACCCAATGCACCTACTGTTGTGATTGCTGTTGAGCTTCCAATGTCAAGTGCTACTGGGTCAGTTGTTCCGTCACCAATTAAAATTTCACCATCTGCTAATACTGCTGTAGCTGTGACTGCCCCTGTTCCACTACCCAATAAAATTCCACCATCAGTTAAAGATGTTGCACCTGTTCCACCACGAGCCACCGATAAGGTTCCAGTTGTTCCAGCTACTATTGGGAGTCCTGTAATATTTGTTGCCACACCTGATGCTGGAGTTCCCAGTGCTGGAGTAACCAATGTAGGTGAAGTTGCGAATACTAATGATCCAGTTCCAGTTTCATTTGTTACTGCTGATATTAAATTTGCCGAAGTTGGAGTCGCTAAAAATGTTGCTACACCAGTTGCTAAACCACTAACACCAGTTGATATTGGTAATCCAGTCGCATTGGTTAATACACCACTTGATGGTGTACCTAACGCCCCAACGGATGTAATAGTAGATTGAGAAGCATTTATGTTTATTGAATTTCCTGATTTAGTTAATCCAGTTCCAGCCGTAATATGTCCTGCATCAGAGAATTGTGAAAATGTAATGCTATCAGTCCCCACTGCAACTGATTCAGGTTCATTAGTACATACCCAGCCTGTATCTGCACCAGCAGTCCCCCCAGATATGAATACAAAACTACTTGCTACTTCCTGTGGGTCATCAAAATCTGTTGCTCTCGCCCAAGCACCTGCAGCGGTTACATATATACCGTTCTGTGAAGCGGTAGATTGGTCTTTAACGAGAATCCTTGAAGCTGAAGTTGTAACGCCATCTATTGCCTGTTCACCTGATAATGTAATATTTGCTGTAGTCGCAACCGCACACGAACTTTTAACATTCAACCCTTGGGCGACTGAATCAACGTATGCTTTTATTGATTCTGATGTAGCCAATTTAGTATTAGATGCAGTTGCCATTGAATCATCATCTATTATACTTCCAGCAGGTGTGCCTGATACATCGCTCTCCATTACAGCACCCGCACTATTTACATTAGTTGAGTCTGTCACATCTGCACTTGCTTCTATCCCAGAAAGTTTTGTATCTTTAGTATCAGTATAAGCATTTGATTCTGCTTCATAGGCAGTTTTAATCTCAGCACCACTTTGGTCGGCAGTTGACCCATCCTCTACATTAATCATAGTCCTTACGTTTGCAGGGGTGATTTCCTCTACATCCCCAGCAAGTGCCGAATCTCTTCCGAGTATCCTATTGGTTGCTGAGACATTCTGCATCTTAGCGTATGTAACAGCATCATTTGCAATAGTTGTCGCCCCATCACTCACAGATGTAACATCGCCAGAATGATTTGGGTGCGTGTAATTTATTGTACCTGAAGCATCTACCCCTAAATTAGTTCTTGCTGTAGAAGCATCACTTGCTCCTGTCCCACCATGTAGTACAGCCACATCTGTTGCTTCCCATGTACCAGTTCCTATTGTTCCTACGGTTACTATTGCTGTATCACCAGTCCACGCTGTTAATCCAGCTGGCGTGACTACTCGTCCAGTATCGGTTCCTGTATTTGTTTCGGCAGTTGTTGCTAATTCAACCATACCAGAGTTTGTTGTTGATGCAACTTCAACACTAATCGTCACATCACCAGTTGCCCCACTAACATCAATACCATCTCCAGCTACTGCAGTTGATACATAATTCCCAGTAGTATCTGTTGCAAGGGCTACTGAATTAGCTTGAATACTGGCTACTCCTGCTTCAGTAATCAATACATCTCCGCTTACTGAACTAAATATAGCATCTTCTAAATTCTCAAAAGTTATTTTTCCAGAACCACTATCTGTAGCATCCACCATAGCTATAAAGTCAGCATCAGCGATAGTTGTTTCAGTAGTCAACTCGTTTAGATCAACTGCAAAACTTCTCGATGATGTTAGGTCACCACCACCACTTAATCCATCTCCAGCGGTTAATGTTACACTACTATGGTCTATATGCTCGTTAGCTACAAAACCAGTTGTGCTATCGTGAACAACGTCTGAACTTGCAAGGGTAATCGTTCTATTAGCAGCTATAGTGCCACCTCCAGATAGGATACCTCCAGCCGATATACTTACCGCTGAATGGTCAATGTGTTCGTTAGCTACGAAATTGGTTAATGAATCATGGTCTCCGCTAATAGTTATTTGATTCAAACTTCCCGCTGTAGTAATACCAGCACCATCACCAGCAATATCTAAAACTTCTGTATCTAAATCTATATTTAATGCACCGCCAGAATCTCCTTGGAAATCTAAGTCTTGAGCATTTAAAGAGGTTGTTACTGCATCTACGTATGCTTTAATTGATTGTTGTGTAGCTAATGAAGTTGCACTGTCAGATAGCATATTATCTTCATCTTTGATGGCAGTCATTGCAGTACCACTGGCTATTTTTATAGCAGTAGCATCTAATGTAGCGGTAACAGATACTTCACCTGTACCATGTGGATTAAGATGAATATCTCTATTACCAGCACCAGTATTTACTTCACTGTAAACTGTAAGAGTTCCAGATGTTAATGCTAAATTTTGAGATGAATCTATAGTTAAAGCATTTGATGATGCGTTATCATCAATACCAGTAGAGGCAAATGCGGATATAGTCCCCCCGTTAATCTTATCACCACTGATTTGGTCACTTGCGAGAGTAAAAGTTCCCCCAGAAACATCTAATGTTTTCCCACTGCCAACTGTAATATTTGTACCATCAATCGTACCACTGTCAATATCAACATTGGTTAAGTTGCCACTGTTGAAGTTAATAGCCCCTAAAGCACCCGCAGTAACAGCTTTAGATGCTTCTGCAGTACCCAGAGTTGTGACGTCAAGATAATTTAATTCTGCTGTTGTTGCTGTGACCCCATCTAAAATATTCAGATCAGAAGTCGATAAAGTAGCACCATCCAATATTTCTAATTCAGCTTCACTCAATGATGCACTGCCAACAGTGATAGTACCTGTAAATGTTGGACTCGCTAACGGTGATTTTAAATCCATTTGTGTCTGTATGGCAGAAGTCACTCCATCGACATAATTTAATTCAGCTGTCGATAAAGTTGCCCCATCGAGTATATTTAATTCACTTGCTGTGGATGTTACAAGTGTAGCACCAAGTTTTAGACCTTTGGATGACCCATCATGTGAATTTATCCGTACAGTCTCACCAGACGTATCAATCGTGAATACATCACCACCGTCACTTGATTTCCTTATTAGGAGAGCTTCGGTGTCTGTAGTGTCTATTACAAGCCCGCCTTGTACTAATTCATCGTATGTATAAGTTGAGGAACCCTCAACAGTCAAATCCCCTTCTATTACTAAATCACCTGTTATTGTACCGCCAGCCTCAACCGTGCCGACCTTTTCAATCAAACCTCCCGATAACATCTTATGCCAACGTCATTCTGACGGTTGAATCTGTCCCGCCTTTTCGTTGTAACTGAAGGTACACTGTGGCACCTATTCCTTGGGGGATTCTTAAAATATAAATATCTGACCCACCGAGTATAAAGTGATTATTTGATGTGTTTATGGCATCTGAATCAGATGTAGCCCATGTAAAATATATATCATTATCGGGCTGTAGGTATACATGAGAATAGTCTTTACCGACTAATGTTGTTACTGTTGTTGTTGAAACTGTTAATGCTGATTGGTTGTCGTACTGTGCCGACGTTTCTGTATTCAGAGCTTCTACTACTGAATGTGAATTTTCTCTTTTAGCCATCTTGTTACTCCCAGTAGCTTACCGAGCAGGGCTTTCTCATAGCTACCTCGTTCTAATTTTTAATAAAAATCGTCGGACAAACTTTCCCTTAATTTTGAATCCGATATTGTATTTATGATTGTTGGTGCAGAAATTAATCTTTTAACCCTTTCGTCTTTGCACTTTGGGCATCTGGCAATCATATCTGAGGTAATAATTTCCTCGAATTTATGATTACAGAAATCACACCAGTAATCAAATCTTTTCACTTCTTTTTAGCCTTCTTGGCTTTCTTAACTTTGCCATCCTCATCACACTCTTTATAACCATCCTTTAAATATTTCTTCTTTTGTTCTGGTGTTGGGGCGACTTTTCCTATCACGTTCCCATCTTTATCTGTAAAATATATCATTTTATCTCCAAGTAATGGGCGGTCAGTTCCCCAACCGCCCTATTAACTATCTACTACGGATTAGTGAAATTAACAATTCCCAATGAAGCTGAACTTGCACTTTTGGACAAAGCAGTCCCGAAAAGTACGTCAGCAACTACGGAAGTTGCCAAGTAATCAATATCATAAGAACTTTGAACCCGTGGGGCAATTTGCATTGCGAAATAAACAGATTCACGATTAAAAATCGAAGCTGTTTCATCACCAGCTCCACCATCATCGTCCCAATCTACACTGACATGGACTGGCATTCCATATACAGCACCTACTTTTCCAGAAACCTGACCAGCTTCGTCACCACGTTTATCGAAGTGAACAAACTCATCAAGACCGAGTAAGTAGGAATATACTTCAGGTGAAGCATAAAGGAAAGTATCGCCATCAGAGTAATCGAAATTAGCACTCATCAGCTTTACCAAGCCACTTCGCAATAAAGCAGAAGTTAGTTGGTTATCTGTCCCAAGTGCGGTATCGTTACCAGTTGCGGATTGTATTGTATCTACTGCAATGTAGTTTTCAACTTTCTTTGCAATAGCATAACCCATTGAACGGGCATACATTGAAAATAAATCGGCACTTTCTTGGACTTTCACGATGTCTTCGATGCGTTTAGCTTCGTAGTGGTGTTGGTCTACAGTAAGGTCGATTTTGCCGTCTGTGTTAGCAGAATAAGTCACTGCTGTATCTGCTGATTTAGCGGCGGCAGTTTCTTCTGTTACTTTTGGGATATGTAAAATGTCTCCACCTCCAGCAAGCATACTCGAAAAGTCTGATACACGATTTCTTAGGCTGAATTTTGCTTCAGCGTAATCTAAAATTGCGTTAGACCACATTTCGGGGATAAAATTTGCTCCAGTGGTTACGGTTACGTTAGCCATTTAATGACTCCTATCTTTTATAAGAATCTAATATTGCAGACCAATTACTACGCTTTTCCTTCATATCCATATTTTTCCAAATATCTTTCGATATTTTGGTATCAACCGTACCAGCACCGTCAGGTGGGTTTGGTTTTACAGATAATTCGTCAACTACGTTTAGCAAGTCAGTCGTACTCAGATTCTTAAATTTTTCTTGTTTAGATTCAGGAAGTCTACCCAAGGCTTCTCCTCGTATCTGACCATCCAAAGCATCATATTTATCTTTGAAAGGTCTGTAGGAGTCAACTTCTTTTTGAAGCTCGGCATTTAATTCTTGCCATTTCTCCTGCTCTGCGAGTTCTGCCTTCTTAGCACCTTCCTCTTTAAGTTCATAGGTCTTTATCTGATCACGTAGAACATTACGCTCATCAATGACTTCATTTAACCTTGAACGAGGTATACCATTTTCTTCGGGTTTTGTCCCTTCTTCCATTTTTACGTCTGTATCGACTGATTCTACTACTTTTTCTTCTGACATTTTGACCTCTTTAGTGAGTTGTTTAGTTTAGCAAGTAAAGTCTTGCATTAAATAGATACTATAATGTACCTTAATCTTAACTCTAATGCAAGAAAAAAATTACGACTTTAAAATAAAGTGGTTTGAATATCTTGGATACACCCCGCATGATGGGCAGTTATCCCTACATTACCCATCAAAACCCGATGCAAGATTCCATGTTATGGTGTGTGGGAGAAGATTTGGTAAGACTTGGGCGAGTGCTATGGAAGCTACTTACATGGCATCTCAGCCGAATAAGAGAATTTGGGTTGTCGGTATGTCCTACAAGAAGGCGAGATTGATATTTAGGGAAATCTGGCAGAGAATGGTTATTGGTCATAGCGAAGATATTGTACGTTCATCTGAGAAAGATATGTACATTAAATTCAAATGGGGGACTACCGTAGAGGGAATGTCTGCCGATAATCCAGATTCTCTTGTTGGAGAAGGTTTGGATTTACTCGTCATTGACGAAGTAGCTAAGATGAATAAGAAAATTTGGGATATGTATCTATCCCCAACTGTTGCGGGTAGGAAAGGAAGAGTAATCTTCATAACAACACCTGAAGGAAGAAATTGGATTTATGATCTATACAAACTTGGAGAGAGCGACGAAGAATGGGAAAGCCACACTGCCCCATCATGGGTAAATCAACATGAGTTCCCCCTCGGATTGGAAGACCCTGCTATACTTGAGCGTAAAAGAAATATGTCAAAAGAACTTTTTGGACAGGAATTTGGTGCTGAATTTTCAGTATTCCAAGGCAAAGTCTGGGATTTCGATAGGGAATTAGATTCTGGTGACTTCCCCTACGATCCCAACTTACCTACCTATTGTTCCATTGATTTTGGGTATCGAATGCCAGCAGTCATCTTTGCTCAAACAGAATGGATTGGGGATATTGAACATATCAGGGTGTTCGACTCTATCCTACATAAAGAAAATATTAAAACAGAAGATTTAATCAAGATGATTAAGATTAAAGGATACCCAATCACTTCGTACTATGGAGACCCTGCTGGTAGCTCTGTCCAAGGTCAAAGTGGTGCTGGTGATATGGAAATATTCAGACGAAGTGGGGTGAGAATATTATGTATGCGAGATAGATTGAGTCGCAATATCACTTCGAGTGTATCATACGCAAGGGGATTCTTTTCCAGTGCAGATGGGACACGGAGAGTTCATGTAGATAAGAAATGCACCGATGTAATACAAGATTTTGAAGAGTACCGCTACCCAGAGACAGAGGATGGGAAGCCCATTAAAGAAGAACCAATAAAAGACGGTTATCACGATCACGGATGTGATGCGTTTAGATACCTAATAACAAATAGATTTCCCATGAAAAATAAAGAGATGAAAAGGATTCAAAGATGATTGAACAATTGATTAGAGATAAACTGACAGAGACAAAACTTATGAACTCACAGGTTAAAAGAGAGGAAATAAGAAAGTTTCTGGACTATTACTCTGGGACTGCCACTGAATCGTATATAAAATCATACTTTTCTGGTGATGCTTTCTCTGAAATACCCCCCTCTGTTACAAACTTCACACGAAAGTTTATTAATAAGATAAGTAGAATATATACTTTAGGTGCAAATCGTACAGTAGGCGACTCTACAGAGGCATATAACGCTCTAATACCTACAAAGGATGTGCGAATGAAACATTCTGAGAGGATGACCCGTCTTTTAGGGACTATTGCCAATAGAGTGTTTTGGAACGATAATGCGTTTGACTATCGACCAATTTATTACTTTGAAACATATTTTGGCGATAATCCGTTCAAGCCAGAGGCTATTATATACCCACTACTGAATAAGACGGCAGATTTATCCAACACAGTTGGATTACAATGGGGGTATTGGGATGCAGAGAAATACGCTGTACTCGATGAGGATGGGAAGGTCTTAAATGAATCTTTGAATCCTTATGGTATCCTTCCTTTTGTATTTACCCACAGAGAGGATCAAATTGACTCTTTCTTCGTTGAAGGTGCAAGCGACATCATTAATTGTAACGAGCAGGTCAATATTGGACTTACTGAGATGAATCTTGGTATGAGATTTAATATGTTCGGACAGCCTTGGGTTAGAGGTATGAGAAGTGACCAACAATCCATGAGAACAGGCTCGAATGAGATTCTTGATATGGGTGATGAGGGGGAATACCACATTACTTCCCCAAGTGGAAATGTTGCAGAAGCAATAAATAATATTAAATTTCAAATCGAACTCGTCGCATCAAATAACCATCTATGGATTCAATGGGCAGAATCAGGCGGTGAAGTGCCATCAGGTATCTCACTAATGATTAAAGACCTTGAGAGGAAAGAAGATTACTTTGACGACATAGCCCTATGGAGACTCTATGAAAAAGATTTTTATTCTGTGGAAAGAACTATCGCTGAATATAATGGAATTATGCTACCTGAAGATTTTGGAATTGATTTCGAGGAAGTGGAATATCCGACGACTATACAAGACCAGATACTAAAAGACCAATTTAACTTGGAGCAGAATCTAATTACCCGTGCCAAAATTATGGTTAGGGATAATAAAGATTTAAGCGAAGAACAAGCACAAGGAATAATAGATGCCAACAGACAAACAAACGACAGCGAATCAAAACAGTCAATCTTTGCTCAATTCCGTCAGGAAGCTGGACAAAATCAATGACATTGAGATTAACTTAGAAGGAAGTATTGAGGAAATCATCGAAAATCCAGTTGCTTGGGGAGAAAGACAGGTCGAAAGGATTATCCTTCAGTATCAAGATAAATACTTTGAAGCAAAAAAATTAGGGGAGGATTTCTGGAATGAAGTTAGAGATAAGAGTCGGAGTTGACTTCGGTAAACTTGCCAGTGATATGCCAAAGTTAATTGATAGCTTCATATCGGATAGCTTAATCGGTACATCTATTAAACTGACGAAAGACAATATAAAGAGTGGGGGAGTAACTCCACCACTACTCCAATCGACGATAGATAGGCGTAAAAGGGGTAAAACGGGTACGAGGCACGGTGGAAACAGACCACTGTATGACTCAGGGGATTTGCACGACAGCCTTAAGAAAAGTAAGAATGGCATTGATATGGTGAAATATGCCCCAATTCACCATGAGGGGATTCCAGCAAGGATGTCAGCGAGACCATTCTTAATCATCCCCAAATTGGATACAATCCAAAAAACGCTCATAGAGTCTATGAAAACATCTCTCCATCGTAAATCACCACTTGTATTAAAAACGTAATTTAGAGTATATTATGGCAGACAAAGAAGGATTAGATGACAAAGATAGAGAAATACTTTTATGGATTGCTCTCGGATTATCATACGATGTCCGAATCTTCTCAGAAAGACTTGGACAAGAAATTGAACGACTTACACGAAGCGGTGTTAGCGAACAATCAATTATTGGGGTTCTTGATACGGACTTTAGGAGTAAGGGGCGAATCTTTGGAGAGTTCGTCAGATCGGTTAAACGAGGAGTTGTTGGAGGAATTAACCAAGCATTCCGCAGAAGCGGAGAGATGGGGCGAAAGTTGAGATGGATAACTGTCTCAAAGAATGTATGCCCTGATTGTGAGAGTAGAGCTGGAGAACTTGACACATGGGAAGGTTGGGAATCAAGAGGTATGCCCGCTTCTGGATGGAGTGTCTGTAAAGAGTTTTGCTACTGCCAGCTAATGCCAGAAGATATTGAAATCAATGATACAATAAAAATATGAAAAATTTTAGCATAAAACGATGGGTTTGTAATGAATGTGCATGGGACTGGAATACTCTTGCTATTGGTGAGACCAATGAAGAGTGTCCAGCTTGCAATTCATTCAATGTAAAACAATCCACCGTTTCGGCAGAAGATGACTTCCTCGAAGAAGTTGAAGAAGAGTTTGCCGAAGAATTAAAAACTGATTATTAAATAGTTTTTTAAGCATCGCTCATTGTGAGGATGCCAACTTGCATAACAATAGGAGTTAATAATGAAAATAGCAAGAGTACCAATTCATTTCAATCGAGATGAATTTCTAACACCCTTTGACACAATGTTTGATAAGATTGTGCAAAGCCAATTCCCGAACTTCCAAAAAGAATTTGGAATTTCATTCAAACACGGTTCTTTCCCGAAGGTAGATGTGGTTGATTATGACGAATGTGTCGTAATCGTTGCTGAAATGCCCTCAATGACGAAAGAACGACTCGGTATAGATGTAGAAGACGGAGTTTTAACGATTAGCGGGGATAAGCATCAATTAGAAGATGCAGATGCCCGTTATCTTGTGAGAGAACTCAAACATTCCTCATTTAAGCGTTCATTTAAATTAGGTGATAATCTATCAAGTGATGTTACTGCCAAATTTGAAGATGGAGTGTTACGAATCGAGATACCAAAAAAAGAACACGTAGAATCAACAAAGAAGAGTATTAATATTAATTAATAGGTTGAATTGCCTATTAATATATTAATTAATGCCTATATCCATATCAAATATAGACTATTCTTTGTATATAGTTTTATATATATCCTTTATAGTATATAAAGGGGTTAGTCTGTATTTGACATGGGTTTGATGTTCTCACCGAGGAGAAGGGGTACTAAAAAGGGGCTTACCCCACCTTGTAGATTTGATATGGCTTTGGTAGGGGGGTATACTTGTAGATTTGATATGGCTTTTTCCCCATAAAGCCAATAATAATGAGATTTATGGCAGAATTTCGGTATTTTCGGATTTTACTACCTTTTCACGCCATTCTTTAATCTGATTTGGAGTTTTTCTACCTTGAGATAGGACTTCTACACCTGCCCTTATAGCTCTGGTACGCCATTTGGCAGATTCCCTGCGTTTTTCCATAGCATTCTCCAGCTTACGTAACTCTGCCTTCTCTTGAGCCTTTGTTTTCGGTTTTATTTTCCTCTCGTATATTGGCTTTTCTGGCATAACGGTAAACTCAGCTTCCTCGGCTTCATATACATTCTGACCTAAGAACTTCTCAAAAGGGCTTTTGGTGTTATTGATTTCGACTCTCTTTATAAGTTTACCTGAATGCTCAAGTATAAGCCTACCAGCTTGAACATTACCTGCTTCTGCTTCTCTAATCATGGCATTTAAGATAGATGGTAGCTTAGACCCGAAAGAAACCATATATTTCTGGTAGAATACCTCTACAAACTCTGGGTCTCTCATCCATAGGTGTATAGTTGATTTAGTAACCCCTGCTTCTTCTGCCACCTCTTCCATCTTGGCACTTGGGTATGCTGTCATAAACTCTAAAGCCCTTACTTTTGAAGGCTTCCATTTATCTGGTAGATTCATTATAGTCCTTAAATTATTGTTATAATATATAAGACTTTAACTTATTAATACAAGTAAATATGACCTATGGCTTCCAATTCGACCTGAATCCACATAAGGCACTAATACCCCTATAGCAGTAGACACTAAAACTATCCCCTCTTTTCTTCTTAGGACTTTCTTTCAAATCCTTTTATAACTGGACTTAGGGCAAACAATGCTATATTTCATTTTGAGAGGTGCATGGATACCCCCACTTTAAAAAATGACCATCACCCCCACCCCCCAAAAACCTTAAAAAAACCTTAAATTAAGATTTAATTAAGAAATTAAGATTTTAATAAGATTGGGGGGTTGTTTGGATGTATCCCAAAACCAAAAAAGAAAAAAATTAATAAATAGTTTGGCACGGTTCTTGTATACCGAGGGGGGAAATGAGTTTTAAAATTATTTAGAGTTTTGATCTGTGTAAATCAATATATTGTTAGACTTAGTATTTTACAAACCAATCGGTGCGAAGAAATCGGAGAAAATACGAAGAAAAATAAAAATAATTAAAATACCCGCTTTGTTCTGGTATTGTTAAAGATAGGGAAACCAAGACCACCATAAATAAAAAATAGTTTAGCCCCTATATATATAGATGTAATAATATGACCCATTGAATGACTGAGTATTAATAACAATTGAATAAAAAAAAGGAAACGATTATGAAAACAGATAGACAAATAATAGAAGAGAAGGGCAACGAATACGGGCTTGCCCATTTAACCGATCTAATGGATGAATCCAAGGAAACGATCATTGAGTTTATAGAAGTATGGCTTGTGAAACGCTTTGGAAGTGTTGATCGATACTATAGGGAGGAATGGCTAAATAGATACACAAAATACGGGTACTTCCATTTTATTGGTCATATGGACGGAAATTCACTGCACGAATGGGATAAACTTGGGAAACAATATACAAAAGCAACAAAAGGAGCGAAATAATGAAAATGCAGAATAACAAAAAAACAAAAAAGGAACTAAAATGCACGATTTACAAACAATAGTAAAACAAAACAAAACCCACGTATTTTCCCTATTCATAGGAAGGAACATAGGCAATAGGTCAATGGGTTCGGATCAATGGGTAAATTTCAGGGCTGAAACGGTTCAGCTTGTAAACGCTCATAAGGTAGGTGGTAGGTCTTTGGTTATCTCGGATGGTGTAAAAGGCTTAGGCGAGTGGGAAGACGATAAACACGGATGGATTGAGGAGGAAAATTTTAAGTTAACCTTCTCAATGATTGGTGGGACCTTACTTTCATTCGGCAGAGATGTGAAACCCTTATGTATAAAGTTCAATCAAGACGCTGTTGCCTTAATCAATGAAACCGAAGGAAAATCAAATCTAATTTGGGGTTTAAAATGAGAAATGAAACAGTTGTAGAAAATTGGGTAAATGGGAAAATTGGTCATAGCCTGACTATGCAAACAGATGGGAAAAGCATATTTTCCTATGAGATGAAAATAGGACAAACTTTAATCAATGGCGAAAAACAGGGTCTAAATGTTCAGAAGCCTTTTTTCTACAGTCAAACAACGTCTAAACATGTTGGAATTGTTAAACGGTGTGCGGACAATATGGTAAACCCTGTAAGCATAAAAAAAGGGTATTCCTTATGGTACTTGTTTCCATAGGCTAAAAAGAGGATTCACTTACAGCAATGAATAAACCCCGTGTAAAAGCGGGGTTTTTTTGTGCCTAAAATAAATAACACCACAACCCACCACCTAAAATACCATTTTTTGGCGATATTTGCACCTTTTACACCACTTTTATCAATTAATGGTATCAATACCCCAATAAGACATGATCACCCCAATTTGACCCCATTTCGAGCCAATATGAGCGAAATTAGACGTATGAATATCCATTTTTGGGATTTTATCAATTTTCGAGATTCCAACCAATTATCAATAGGTTGTTATATAATGGGTTATATAT